CTGGCGGTGAGAATTATCAGGAAATTCAATTTACATTTGAACCTAGTGGCCAAGAAACATTATCTGATGGTAAAAAAATATTATATTATGAATCTCCTCATTTTGATAATCCTGACAGCGATAACATGATATTCCATATAAGAACAACAGACAGAACCACACCTGATGGTAAAAAAGTATTATATATAGAAGAGTTGCAAAGTGATTGGGGGCAACAGGGAAGGAAAACACAAACTACTGAGGGATTTGAATTAAAAGGGGAAGAAAGAACTAAAGTTGAAAATAGAATAAAAGAATATGTTGCTGGCGAATCATCCTTAATTGAAATAGAAAAACTTGAGAAAAAACTAGCAAGTAACATACCTGAAGGTCCGTTTGTTGGAGCAACTGATAAATGGACAGAACTTGCAATAAAACGATTAATTGCTAAAGCTCAAAAAGAAGGATATGACCAAATATCATTCTCACCGGGAGATGTTCAATATAGCAGATGGGGTGAAGAAGGATTGAGAAAATACTACGATGAGATTATTCCCAAAGTAGCAAAAAAATTAACTAAGAAAATGGATAATGTTTCTGTTGGGAAGTCTGACGTTGGTAATCCTGATTTGCCATTCCCACAAAGATTCACAATAAAACTATCACCTAACAAAGAATTTGAGGGATTCCCTTACATGAGTCTAGCGCCATTTGGTGCTGCACCAATAGTAGAAAGTTTAAGACAGGAACAGCCTATATATTAGAAATTTAACCTTTTGACAAAGGAGAGAGAAAATGGAAGAAGAAAAAGCAGTAGAAGAAGAAAAATCACTCGATGAGTCACTCGCAGAAACTTTCGAGGAAATTAATAAAAGAGATGAAGAACCTGAAGTAGTTAAAGAGGAAGTCTCTGAAGAAGTTGAAGAAGAAGTTGAAGAAGAAATAGTAGCCGAATCTGAGGAAGAACCCAAAGAGGAAGCTAAAGAAGAAGTCAAAGAGGAAACCAAAGAAGAACCGCAACCTGAAGAAGAAACTCAGGAAGAAGAGGTTGATTCTGAGGACGTTACCGAACCACAATCTAAAAGGCCACCTTCAACATGGTCGGCTAAAGGTAAAGCATCTTTCTCAAAACTTCCAAAACATATACAAGATGAAATAATAAAACGAGAAGCCGATATTGGAAAAGGCATCTCGATGTATAAACAAGCTGCAAACTATGGACGTAGTCTTGGTGAGGCTATAAAGCCCTACGAAGCTATGATTCGGTCAGAAAACTCTGATCCGATAAAGACAGTCCAAAATTTATTAAATACAGCTTACCGATTACGCTCTGGCACACCGCAACAGCGTGGTCAATTAGTGATGCAGATAGCACAGGAGTATGGTGCTGATTTATCTCAATATACATCTGCCAACGCAGAAAATACTGAGAACCAGGAAATCCCGGAACTTCAACAATATCTGAATCCTATACAAGAAAAACTTAATAATTTAGAACAAGTTTATGCTTCTCAGCAACAGGCTGCTCAACAGCAGACTCAGCAAGAAGCTCTTACCTCGATTGGTAGTTTTCAAAATCAAGTCGATGAAAAAGGAAACATTAGAAACGTACATTTTGAAGATGTCAGAAATGACATGGCCGATTTGATTGAAAACGCTGAACGACAAGGCCGACAACTCAGCCTAGAAGAAGCCTATGAAACTGCGTGTTGGGCAAACCCTCAGATTCGTAATGTCAAACTGACACAGGCGAATAAAAAGCGCAAAGAGGAAGCACAAAAGAAGTCGAAACAGGCAAGCAAGATAGCTCAGACTAACCTTTCAACAAAGCCGTTAGCAAGAGAAGGGATAGCTACTGATGCTTCAGGTGATATTAAAGATACACTTGAGGAAACATTAGCTTCAATTAACAATAGACACTAATTTTTAGGAGTCAATAAAAATGGCAAGTCCAAATAGCACGTTTACCGAACTGGTATCTACCACGTTCCGTAAGCATAAAAAGCAATTTGCAGACAATGTCAGCAATAATAATGCACTTCTAGCTCGTATGAATAGACGTGGTCGTAAACGTGTCGAAGATGGTGGTCTTAGCATTGTTGCGCCTTTAGATTATGCCGAAAATGGCACTTATCAGAGGTATTCAGGCTATGACACTCTCAATATCAATGCGAGTGATGTGCTTTCATCTGCTGAATATAATTGGAAGCAAATTGCAGTTCATGTAACCGCTTCAGGTTACGAATTGCGTGTTAATAATGGCGACAGTCGTATCATTAACTTGGCGAAATCACGCATTACAAATGCAATGCGTACTTTCAAAAATAACTTTTCCTCTGATATGTATTCAGATGGAACGGCTACGAATCAAGTCAATGGTTTACAAGCTCTAGTTTCAGATGCTGGAACTGGCACAGTTGGTGGAATCAATAGTACAACATTTACCTTTTGGAAAAGCATAGTACAAAGTGCTGCTTCTCCATTGCAAGGTGGTGGTGGTATTACTGTTTCTTCCTCTACTATGGAATCATTAATGCTTCCATTGTGGCTTGAGGTTTCTCGTGGAAACGACCAACCTGACTTAATCGTTATGGATAACACTTACTACACATTTTTCGAGCAAAGCCAAACATCTATTAAACGCTACACCTCTGGTTCTAGCGCTGATGGCGGTTTTGTTTCGCTAAAATATCACAACGCAGACGTTACTTTTGATGGCGGTTCAGGCATCCCTAGCGCTCATGCGTATTTCTTAAACACAGATTACTTGGAGTTAGTCACGCATCGTGATGCTGACATGACCGAGCTAGATCAAGATAAAGCTATCAACCAAGATGCGGTAGTAATACCTATTCTTTGGATGGGTAACTTAGTTTGCTCTAATCGTTCACTTCAAGGTGTCCAAAAAGCGTAAGCGAGGAGATAAATTATGTCATATATAACTGGTATACTTACATCTCGTGTCGATACGTCACAAGAATGGGCATTAGGTACAATCGGACAAACTAGCGATGGTAAATTGTATAAATATATGCAATGGGATGATGGCTCTGCTGCTGCTGCGGTAGCTGGCGAAGTCGCATATTACTACCTACTAGATGGATACAAGACCAATATAGTCACAAGTGACTTGAGTGATTCTGTTGAAATCGGTGCTGGTGTAATTCAAGCTGTTATGACCGATGGGCAATTTGGCTGGTTTCAAATAAGAGGTGCAGCCACACTAACTATTGCTTTAACTGCGGGCGCTGATGGTGATCCACTAACTCCAACTGGAGCTGCTGATGGAACACTTGATGTATCTGCTGACGTTACAGACAATGTTTGTGCGATTGCTGGAGATGCTTCAGACAACGAAATTGTCTGCTGTTTTCCATTTTAAGAAGTAGTAAACCTAGTAAACGAAGGGGGAGCGCAAGTTCCCCTTTTCTTGTTCAACAACAGGAGAAATGATATGCAACCCGGAGTAATGGAAGATAGACCACCTTTTATTAAATTTGAAGTAAGGCCACATGAGGATCGTAATGCTTCTATCGAAGCTGGTCATTATGTCGCAGTTGATGTCGATTATGCAGTTATAACTCCAGCCGGGAGTAAAGATGAAATTCCACGAATTTACCATGAATGGGTAGAACAACTCACTCAGGGTATCAGAGATGGCAGATTTAAGGCTGAGTATGTTCAAGCCATAAAAAGTATGTACGAGGCATGGAAAGAAGGTTTGGAAATGCCTGTCGATGGTACACCGATTAGAGGATGGACAGTTTTAGGACCATCTGACCAAGAAAATATTATTGCAGCAAGAATAAGAACTGTCGAAGAATTAGCAGAAGCTAACGAACAAACCCTAATGTCTTTAGGTGTTGGTTCAAGAGTAATGAAACAAAAAGCTCGTGCATGGCTAGATTCTTCTAACTCACAAGGTAAGGCAACAGAGAAAATATCTGCCCTACAATCTGAGCTAAAAGATCAGAAGAATATTAATAAGAAATTAACAGAGGATTTAAGTAGCTTAACGGCTAGATTAGAAGCATTAGAATCTAAGCCAGTTAAGAAAACGAGGAAAAAGAAAACATAATGTCATTATTAACAATGGTTCAACAAGTTACTAGAAGGATTGGTATAGCAGCTCCTTCAGCCGTTGCTGGCAATACTGATGAACAGATTATTCAGGTGCTTGCTTTAGCAAACGAAGAAGGCGAAGAACTGGCAGAGCGACATACATGGCAGTCTATGACCAAAGAAGTAACCTTTGTAACTGGTGGCGATGCTAAAACCATAACTGCTGTAACGAAAGCTAACCCGGCAGTTGTCACAGCTAATAGTCATGGTTATTCGACTGGCGATCAGGTAGATATTGCGGATGTTGAAGGTATGGTCCAAATAAATAATTTGCGCTTTACTATTACCAGAGTAAATGCAAATACCTTTTCACTCGATGATACTGATTCTTCAAACTATGGCACTTATTCAACTGGTGGTAAATCAAGACTCGTTCAAGCCTCACAGGGTACAATAAGTACAATTATTTCGGCTGGCGATTTTGATGCAAGTGCAGTCAGAATCACTAACGAGACAATGTGGAACAGAACGCAAAGACGACCAGTATTCGGACCATTAACGGCAAGAGCTTATCAGGCACTACAAGCAAGTCCTGTAACTGGACCATTTGACCAATATCGTTTCAGAGGTAATGAGTTAATATTTGATCCAGCACCAACAGGATTTGAGACAATCGCATTTGAATATATAAGTAATCATTGGTGTCAATCATCTGGCGGTACTACGCAAGATGCGTGGGCTGCTGATACTGATATTGGAAGAATCTCAGAAAAGATAATGGCAACAGGAATAATCTGGCGTTGGAAACAAGCAAAAGGTTTAGCCTATGCCGAAGATTATAATAAATACGAAAGACGAGTTGCTGATGCTGTTGCAAGAGAAGCAACAAAACCTGTTCTCGATTTAGCTGGTGGTCTTGCAGAGTACCAACCTGGATTATTTGTACCGCAAGGCAACTGGAATATCTCGTGAGACAAGCAGCACTATTAAAACAACCTAGAAATTCAAGGCGCAAACTTAGTGGGCAAGTATCACTAACATCGCCTGTCGGTGGTCTGAACAGTCGTGATTCGATTGCAGACATGAAACCAGAGGATGCTATCCAATTAGATAATTGGTTTCCGGGTACGTCCGATATTAGAGTAAGAAGAGGTTATTCCTCTCATGCAACAGGTTTAGGAGCGCAAGTTCAGTCGTTAATGGCTTATAACAAGTCAGACGGCACACAGAAATTGTATGCTGCTGCGGGTACTAGCATATTTAATGTAACCAATGCTGGTGCGGTAGGAAGCGCAGAAGTTACCTCTTTGACAAATGCTTTTTGGAATCATGTAAATTATATGGATTCATCTGGCACAAACTGGCTTTGTGCTTTTAATGGTACTGACCAACCACGTTATCATAATGGTTCAGCTTGGGTAACGATTACTGCCTCATCAACACCAGCGATCACTAATGTTACAACGAGCCTTTTAGACAAGCCGTTTACACATAAACGAAGAT